CTCAACCTTGTCACCTCCCCCATGGACCTATGGGTCGTTTGTTAATGTATAGCACCGACGCAGTAACCGCTGCGCCTCGGGTTCGTAGCATTCCGCGAGGTCGGCTTGCAACCACACGCCATTACTAGCGTATGACCACTGTTGACAATGAAGCCCCGGACCGGGCCGACTCGTAGCGACAGAAGTTAAGAGTTGGCTAGACTCAAGGGGTACCCGTTTCCCCCCTTCTGCTGGCCTTCACCTCAGCTGGGTCCCGTCCCCAGCACCAGGCTTCCACCTACTCAAGCGGTTCTCAAAGTAGGCAAAAGAATAAGGCGTACACCTGCTGTTCCGGCAAGGAAGATGGAAACAGCAAACACTCAGGTCCTTCTATGAGTGCAACCCCGGGCGGCGACAGGTAAACCGGTTGTTGCGTCAGGTTGTGTACTTCTCACCCCGGGTCGTTATCTTACCCGGAGTTCCCCTCTCTAATTCGGAAAGAATGAATTCGTGCAAAAATCCGCCACGCGAAGCCGGCCGAAACCGGGCGCGTGGGTTCTCACAACAGCTACTACGCACTCTCCACCTCCACCCTCCACGCGACCGGGAGGGATTCGCGGAACGCGTCGTACGCGGTCAAGTTGGCCGCGTCGAGGTCCCACACATACTCGGTGAAGGTCATGATTTCATCGTGGGAGGCCGCGTACCCCAATTTCTCCATGACCTCACATTCTACGCGGTCCGTCACCTCATCGTTCTTCTCCATGATGAGAGTGATGGCATCGGCCGCGTCGTGTCCGTCTTCCCCGAACGTCCTATAACTCATCTCGCGGTCGCTGAAGTTAGAGGACCGGCACGCCATCGCGTAGTCAAGATACTTCTTAGACACGCTCGGGAAGATACCGGCGAAGTCAGCTGCCCTTGCCAGGGCCGACGCGGCCGCGAGTGTGCGGATGGTCTTCGTGTCCCCACGTTTTGCTGCCTCAATGGTGCTGGCTGATGTGCTAACTCCTGAGTTCGCCAATGCACGAGGGAGCTCCGGACTACGGAAGTCGGTAAGCTCCCCATCGTCACAGGCGATATGCCAGCCGACGAATGTGGCCCGTTTGTCGCAATAGACGATTTTCATGTTGAAGCCGGCATCTGACCAGTACTTCTCGAAGATCTTGCTAAGCGCGTCGTCGGCCTTCATCGGCGGGTCAAGAGTGCACAGCGAATCGTCGCCTTCGAAACAGCCATTCCACCAGCGCACATG